ATGATGTACTTTATGAGATGTGTTTTTACACACATAAATTGTTTTTATTTGGAAATTATGACATTGAGGAAAATAAATGAACACATTTAAAACACAAGAAGAACTTCATCGTTTTCTTCTTGATGGTGGTGTTATTCAATACACTGAATCAAATGATTTGTTTTTGTATCAGAATGGTTTCATAGTAAATCGCTATACAGGTAAAAAATGTGCATATTTGTTCACCAAACCTGAAGACTGGAGGCCTTACGTAAAAAAAGAATGGTATGAACAGATACCTGATGGTGGGGTTTGGTGTATTGGGGTTTGGCGTATTTATGAAGCATACTCAACAATATGTTTGATTAAAGAATATAAAGATGGTTACTTTTTTGGTGAAAATGGAAAACCTATGAGTTATTTTTTAAATGAAATAAAGCCAATAACCAAAGAGTTTTACGAAGAGATGGGAAAGCATATCTATGAACATTGATATATTCCTCACAGCTCTTGATAAAGTCAAAAAGACAGGATATAACAAATGGCTTGCATGTTGCCCTAGTCACAATGACAAGACTCCTTCACTGGCGATAAGGCTAGTAGAGGGTGATAGGCTATTGTTTCATTGCTTCGGGTGTGGTGCAAATGGGATTGAAATTTGTAAAGCTTTGAATATTGATCCTGGTGAATTATTCCCACCAAAGCTCGAAAACTATAAACGTGAACGTGTACCATTCCCGGCAGACCAGATATTGACAGCTCTTGCTCATGAAGCAGGAATAGTTACCGCTGCATCTTACGCTATAGCTAATGGTGAAAAGTTGTCTGCTAATGATGTGATGCGTATAGAAATGGCAAAGGACAGATTAACTGAAGGCCTCCAATATGCTAAAACCTGATAAAGCCTACAAAGAGTACATAGAAAAGGCAGATGCAGGAATTAGCTTTCTGGATGCAAAGATAAAGGAAAAGAAAGACCTTGATAATGATGGTCGTGAATGGTTGTCTGGTGATGTTTTAGCAGACGAAGCTAAGGCTCCGGAGTTTTTAATTAACAATATCATTGAGACAAACAGTCACGGAATCATAAGCGGATCGAGTCAGGCTTTTAAAACATTCCTTGTGGTAAAACTTGCTCACTCTGTTTGTACCGGGATTGATTTCTTTGGTCATGATGTTTTTGAAACTGGTAAGGTGCTTTATATTTGTGGAGAAGGTAAGGGTGCTCTTGCTCGCAGAATAAAGGCTTTAAAGATCGTAGAAGGTGGTTTTAGCGATAATCTTTTCATACTTAACCAACCTATAGGGATTGATAATATAGCGTGTATGCAGTGGCTTAAAGAGGCTGTAGATGAGATTAAGCCAATGTTGGTTATTGCTGATACGTTCAGCTCTCTGGCAACATCAACAAATGAGAATGATAACTCGGAAGTGGCCAGAACATTAAGGTTAATTAATGACTCTTGTACCGGCAATAAAACCTGTTCACTAGTTGTGCATCATTATGGCAAGGATGCTGCCAGAGGCGTTCGTGGGGCATATGCTTTCCAGGGGAACGTTGATTATTCTATGACAATGGATAGGATAGAAGGAACTATGAAGACAAAGCTTGTAAGTAACAAAATGAAAGATTCAGAATTATTTGATGAACTGAACCTGGAGGCTCATGTTGTCGATCTTGGCATGTTACGACAGGATGGTCAGCAATCTACCAGTTTGATATTAAAGCTTGATGGTGATGCCGTATCTAATGAGTATGATGGTAATGGGAATGATAGCAGGGTTTATGTTGCGCTTAAAAATTTAGGAAAGGAGAGTTATTCAGAACCAGAAATAAGAGAAATAATCAGACAGGAATTTCATGATTATTCAAACCATCGAGTTCTTTTTAAGAGAATTATGGATAGCTTAATCTCCAAAAATCTCATAAAAAGTCACTATAAAAAGTTCATGGTTGTTAGAGAAAATATTTGAGAAATGTTTGCAAAATGTTCGAGCAATATTTTCAAAATGTTTGCAAAATGTTGATTTTGTCGTGTTACGCACAATCTCTACAGGCCACGGCTGGCGTGGTTTACAGCGTTTCAATGTTTTGTTACGCCTGTAACACTTTTTTTCAAACATTTGTTTGTGTTACACCTTGTTACACTTGTTACGGCAAAGCTATGTAAGTCATGAATACCAAGGCTTGCAGAGTTTAAATGTTTTTGTTACACCTGTTACACTTTTGTTACGGCGTAACGTGTAACACACATCTATCTATCTATAGATAGATGTGTTTGTTACGGTTGTTACATTTTAGTGTTACAAAATAGGTTGATTTAAGAGTAAAAAAATAAAAATATAATTTTACTTTTTTATAAAAGTATGAAACAATATGCTCAACGTTTCGAAAGAGACATTTTTAAACAAGAGGATAAGAAAATGAAAAACGACACAATAAAAACAATTGAATTCACTAAAGTAAATAATTTATTCGCATCAAAAGATGATGCAATGATTAATCACAAGAGCTGGACGTCTTGGGTCTCTCCAGACCTGAAAAATAAGACGTCTTCCAGTAACAACATAGGTCCACAGGGATGGCTTAAGGTTGTTGATGACAAGCAGGACCAACCTACTTGTAGCACTGAAATCATAGAAAGTCTACTTAATGCAGTATCGAGGCAAAAATAATGAAATTCAGAATTGAAACAATACGCGGATGTTTCTCAAAAGAAAAAGCAGAAAAACTTATGATGCTTGGTTTTGAGTTTGAGTTTGTTCCTGATATTGGTGCAAATTATCATTACAAAAGGAGATATAACAAAGTTTATATTGAAATTGAATCAGTTGATCAATTAATTGAGCTTGGAAACAAGGTTGATTGTGATTTAATCATAGATTCAAAGAACATGATTTTATTTATAGATGACAAATGAGGTGATGAAATGAAATACTGGACATTTTTAGTTCTTAGCATGGGATTAACAATCACTGTACAGGCTTGGGGAAAGAGTGACGCAAAAAAGCATGTGATTAATCATGTTGGGTTGAAACATGATGCTGAATTAAGATGCATAAAATGTGAACGTGAGAGGGTGTAAAATGAAACCTAAAGATAAAGAAATAAGTGATTATGAAAAAAGAATTAATTATTTGGCAAAAGTATTGAAAGATTTTATGGAAAATACTGGAGCAGGAGAAATAGAAATAGAATATGATGGTCAAAAACTAAATGGATATTATCTATATCAAGATATCCTTGATGCACTAAATATAAAATATTGGTAAATTAAAATGAAACTGTTTTTGTTGCTTTTGGCAATGTCATTCAATGCTAATGCATATACTCAGGAAGATTTGACAATGTACTATGATAGAATGAAATGGTTACAGTACATAAAGACTGTTCCTAGGTCGTCAATGACAGAGGATGAATACATTATGCTACTGGATGCTAGATTAAAGATGATGACTTACAATATACAGTTTATTCAAAGTATTGGTGGTACAAAATGAGAGAAAAGTATATTGAAGAACAATTAACATTTGGATAGCATTTAAGTGGAATGGTTGATATTGCATCATCAAAAGATCGTTGTGTTGCGGCCGTTATTTCTCATAATGAAAGAGGAAAAATGGTTGACAAAATGATTGAAATTGCAACTGATCCTGATGCATTTAATAAAATTTGGTATAAACATGAATTGGTTGTAGGTAAAAAATGAAACACAAACATTGTGATTTGATTAAAGAATGGGCGGATGGTGAGTTAATTCAATATTGGTCACCAGTTTATAATAAATGGATTGATTTCGAAGAAGGACAAACAATACTCTGGAATTTAGAGAAATATAGAATAAAGCCTAAAGAAAGATTGATAGAGGAAATCTCTTTTAAAGAACTTATTGATATGGCGACAAATATAACTCCAAGTGTTGCTTTATCGCAACAACTTGTTATTGAAGCTTATGAGGCTGGTAAACGATCAGTTTGCTACTATAATAATGGATGATAACTTGTAATTTGAATTGTTTTGTGTTAGTGTTGTGGTATTTATAACTATTGCAACACTAATTTAATAATATAATAAATTCTATGCCCGTAGAAAAAGGACAGAAACTAAATGGAGCAGGAAGACCCAAAGGAATGGAAAACAAAGTCACCAAAGAACTTAAGGATATGATCCTTGGAGCTCTAGATGATGCTGGTGGACAGGAATATTTAAGACAGAGAGCATTAGACACACCAGGACCTTTTATGGCTCTTGTAGGCAAGATTCTTCCTAAAAATATAGATGCTAATATTTCAGGTGATGTTCGAATAACATCAATAACTCGTACAATAGTCGATGCAGCTGGAAATAAAGACAGCTAGAGTCTTTGAACCACTCCTTAAAGACGTTCGCTTCAAAGGTGCGCGTGGTGGACGTGGTTCTGGTAAGAGTCATTTCTTTGCAGAGCTGTTAATTGATGAATCACTTGATTCTCACATTCGTGCTGTCTGTGGTCGTGAAGTCCAGAACTCAATCAAAGACTCCAGCAAGCAACTACTTGAAGATAAGATCAGGGCTTTAGGTGTTGAATCACTGTTCAAGATTACAGATTCTGAGATCAGAGGACCTAATGATTCACTATTTATCTTTAAAGGATTGCTAGGACATACAGTATCAAGTATAAAGTCTCTAGAAGGCTTTAACAGGCTTTGGATTGAAGAAGCTCAAACCGTCAGCCAAAAGTCTTTAGACTTGGCAATCCCTACATTCAGAACTCCAGGCGCACAAATATGGGCTAGCTGGAATCCATACTCACCAGATGATCCGATTGATAAGTTCTTCCTTGAAAACAAAGACGATCCGAACATAACACTTGTAAACGCAAACTACTATGACAATCCTTGGTTACCTGAAGAACTCAGACAGGACATGGAGCGCGACAAGAAACGCGACCCTGAAAAGTATTCTCATGTCTGGCTTGGTGAATATCGCTCAATGTCTGAAGCTAGGGTGTTCAAGAATTGGAAAGTCGATGATTTTTGCCGTACGCCAGGTACTGTGTACCGTCAGGGTCTTGATTTTGGTTACGCCGTCGATCCTACTGCTTTCGTTCGCTGCAGCGTGGACGGGAACAATCTTTATATTGATTATGAAGCTGTTATGGTGGGTTGCGAAATTGTTAATACTCCTGATCTCTTAAGACAAATACCTGATTCTGATCATTGGTTCATAACGGCTGATAGCGCAAGACCAGAGACAATAAGCCATCTTCAAAAGAATGGCTATCCAAAAATAACCTATTCAAAGAAAGGCTCAGGATCAGTAAAAGAAGGCATCGAATTTCTCAAGTCTTTTGATATAATAGTGCATCCAAGGTGTATAAATACAATCAAGGAACTATCGAGATATTCATACAAGATAGACCCTAAAACAAACTTTATACTGCCTGAATTCGATGACAAAGACAATCACATAATCGATGCTTTACGTTATGCTCTTGAAGGTGTTATGAGAGTAGTAACAAAGAAGCCTAAACAAACAAACATACAAATACCTGTAGGATCGTGGATGTGAAAGATAAAACACTGGAAATAGCCCGTAAGCGCTTCGCACAGGCAGAAGAAGCCGATCAGGAAAACCGCAGAGAGCGTGTCAATGACATAAAGTTTGTGAGGCTTGGTGAACAATGGCCCGAGTCAGTTAAACGTGATCGTGAGCGACCTGGTGCAGAAAGACCAATGCTAACAATCAATAGGCTACTGCAATTCCGTAATCAGATCGTTAATGAGATTCGCCAGAACTGCCCAAGCGTTAAATTCCGTCCTGAGGACGACGAGTCTGATGTTGAGACAGCAGAAATATATAACGGTCGATATAGACACATGCACCATACTGGTGGTGCAAAGATCGCTTATGTAACAGCAGCAGAAAATCAGGTTGATACAGGTATTGGCTATTTCAGAATTTACACTGACTATTGCGACTCTGATTCATTCGATCAGGAAATAAAATTCAAGCGCATACTGGACTCAAATTCAGTATATTTTGATCCAAATAGCACTGAACCGGACGGTTCAGACTCAATGTTTGCGTTTGTTATTGAAGATGTTGCAAAAGATGATTTCAAGAAACTTTATCCACAAGCAGAGTGCAAAGGCTGGGATGACGATGGCTCCGGGTGGGTCAGTAAAGATAATGTAAGGGTGGCAGACTACTTATATATAGATATAAAGACAATCACAATCTGCCAGATGCAGGATGGATCAACGGTAAATAAGGATAAATTACCAGAAGAATTTCATCCACTGATTGTAAAGGAGCGCAAGTCAGAAAAAAGAACATGCAAAATATGTAAGATAGGTGGTAATGAGATTCTAGAAGAATCAGAAATGCCATGCTCTTATATTCCTGTCATTCCAGTTATAGGATCAGAAGTCTATGTTGAAGGTAAGCGCACATTATACGGCCTTACACGGCCGGCAAAAGATTCACAGCGATTGTATAACTACATGGAGACTGCCAACACTGAATTGCTTGGTCTTGCGCCGAGGGCGCCTTATGTCGTCGCAGCAGGGCAGATCGACGGTTATGAGAACGAATGGCAAGCTGCTAACAGGGTTAACCTATCGGTGCTCACATATAATCCAGTCTCAGACCTAGGAACATTGCTTCCTGCTCCACGGAGAGAGATGCCACCAGGTCAAAATCCTGGATTCGAATCTGCAATGAACAGAGCAGCAGAAGATATCAAGGCCACTATGGGCATTTACGATGCCTCAGTAGGGAATCGCGAAGGCGATCAATCAGGCAAGGCAATTAACTCTCAGATCAGGCAAGGTCAAGTAGGAAACTACCATTTCCAAGACAATCTTGCGCTATCAGTACAACATGGAGGAAGAATAATTGCAGAACTAATACCAGCAATATATGACACTGCTCGTGTCATAAAGATTCTAGGAGAAGATGGTTCACCAAAAAGCGTGAAGATCGATCCTAATGCACCAGAGGCAGTAAACAAAACAGAAGATTCAACCATCTATAACCTGAACAAAGGAAAGTATCACGTTATTGCTGATGTTGGCCCATCATTCGCTACTCGTAGACAGGAGGCAGCAGAAGCGCAGATACAAATGTGTCAAGCTGACCCAACGCTTATGCAAATTGCTGGCGACATTATCATAAGTAACATGGATTGGCCTGGAGCTGATGACATAGCCAAGCGCAAAAAAGCCATGTTGCCTCCACAGATACAAGCAATAATCGACGCAGATAACGAAGAAGGACAAAAGAAGCTTGATCCTCAAGTAGAAATGCAGATGAACCAAATGGCTGATCAGGTTGAGCACTTGAGCGCAGAACTTCAATCATTACAAGCACAGGCAGAGAGTAAAGAAGAAGAACTCGAAATTAAGCGATTCGAAGCAGAAACTAAACGCTTAGAAGTTCAACATAAAATTGCTCTTGAGTCTACAGACCTTACACATAGACTGGCATTAGAACAGGTTAATGCCGAATTGATGAAGCCAAACAACGGTGAATCAGAAGATGTAAGTGATGAGCAGAATGAGAAAGAAGAAGCAAAGCCACAAGAACCAGCTCCACCGCATCCGGATTTGCTTAAAGCAATTAATGATTTAAAAGATACACATAGCCAAACACAGGCTATAATAGGCGCAATTAACAAACCCAAGCGCATCATTCGTGGCGCTGATGGTCGACCAGAAGGCATAGAATAACTTTAACCACAGGACAAATGAAATGGCAATAGCTTATGCAGTACCATTAAGAAATTCAATGCTTGATGCAATCACCAGTTTAGCTGGTGCATCATGTTTAATTAATATCTATGACGGCACAAGACCTGCAACTGGAGGCACGGCAACAACATTGCTTGCACAGCTTACAGGTAATGCAACATTTGCTCCTGCTGCATCTGGAGGAGTATTAACTCTCAATGCAATTACCCAGGACTCAAGCGCAAATGCCACAGGAACAGCAACATGGTTCCGTATCTATGCGTCAAACGGTACAACTCATGTTATGGATGGCAATGTTGGCACATCTGGAAGTGATTTGAACTTGACGACAGTATCCATTGTTACTGCACAGCCAGTCTCTATATCTTCATTTGTTATCACTGAAGGCAATCCATAATGGCCGCTTTAACTGATGCTCAACTGGTAACACTTAAAGCGGCAATATTGGCATCTGTTGATGCTGAGATTATAGCTTTAAGAACAGCTAGAAACGATACAGAACTTACCATTAAGCTGAACAGCAATGTATCTCCTGTTCAATTGGCATGGGTAAGTAATCAATTTCCACAAGACTCAGATAGTGCACCTGATTACTCACTGTACGATAGTCTTGTCGCTGGTAAACGTGACTCTTGGCGTTTATTCTTAGCTTATCCTCGTGACTTCACAAAGAATAAGGTCCGTAAATGGGTAACTGATGTTTGGGGAAATGCAACAGTTGGCAGTAATGCTGAACTAGTCCTACAGGCAGCCACAAAAAACATTACATTCTTTGAGTTAATGTTTGGCGGTACAGATGCCACAACAGGAACAGTTACAGCAAAAAAGCTAAATATTTTAGGCCCTGTAGCAATGCAAGATGTGAGTGCAGCATTAAATCTTCCATAAGGAATAGTAATGGCTAACGAATTATACCTACGCAAAGGCACATCTAAGCTTGTCGGTGGTGAAGCAGGTGCTGATGTAGCTTTCTCAATGGAAGGCGTTACAACCGCAGCTGGTCGTGTTTCTGCTCAGATAGACTGGGGTGCTGCACCTAGACCTTATACTTACTCATGGTCATGTGAGGTACAATTTCAGGCAACTCCTACACAAGGATTAGGACTTGAGCTATATATTGCCTGTGCACCCGATGCTGATGCAACACAAATTGATGGTGATGTAGGCAATGCCGATGCTGCTTTAGGTGACATTGATATGAGGCGTAACCTGCAACAGATTGGCTATGTTGTCAGTGAAAATGCTGCTGCATCAGAAAAATGCGTTGCATCAGGTATATTTGAGTGTGACAAGAGATATATGTCAATAGTTGGATATAACGCCAGTGGAGCAACGGTAAACGCAACAGATACAAACTTTCGTTTTGATATAGTTCCGGTTTACTATCAAGGGCAATAAAAATGTCCTATGGTCGTATAAATCGAGACAAGATCACACGTCAACCAAGACAACAATACCCAGTAACCAATAATGACATTGGAAAAGGTCTTGTTGCTCTTGCAATTCCTGCTATTCAGTACGATCTAAAGACACGTAAAGCAGTTACCTATAGCGGTAATGCGCTATTAGATCAGGATTTCAATGGCAATTACTGGCATGGGGCAGCAACCAATTCACCTGTTGATATTGGTGCTACTGCTGGCTTAAGCTCAGTATTAGATCAGACCAGACCTTGGTCTATAGCCACAAAAATATTTCTTGATGACATAACGACATCACAAGAATATGTTGGCGACATGAACGCAGCAGGAGCTAACAGAAGTATAGAGCTTTTGGTTAGTGCCGGCGTTCTTTATGCTATAGGTTACGGCACAACCAACTCACAAGCAACCTACACACTTCCAAGCACTGGCATGTATGATGTGATGGTTGTCAGTTCTGGTGGAAGTGGTTTTACTATATCACTCTATGTTAACGGTGTTCTGGTAAACACAGGAGCAGCAGCAACAGGCACACAATCTGCCGGTACAACACTTAGACTGATGAGTCCAGGAGCCTACACAGGTGGATTTGGTGCGCTTGGTCACATGTATTACTGTGCTTTTTTCCATGGCGATAAATCAAAATATGCCAAAGACCTCTATAAGAACCCTTGGCAACTGCTTGATGGTACAACATCAAATTATGGATTCTTTAGTCAATCTGCAATAACTGGCACATTAGCCACAACTAACGCCAACGACACACTCGCAGCTAGTGGCACAACTACAATTGTAGGCACACTTGCTCGCACAAATAGCAATGATACTTCAGCGGCATCCGGAACCACTACTATTGTCGGCTCTCTCGCAAGAACAAATGCTAATGACACGGTAAGTGCATCTGGTACGACAACTGTCACAGGCTCATTAGCTAGAACTAATGCCAATGATACGGTAGTAGCATCAGGTAGTGTTGGCAGTGCTGTCAGTGGCTCACTTGCCTACGTAAACATCAATGACACCCTTGCGGCAACTGGAACGACTACAATCACAGGAACATTAGCAAGAACTAACGCTAATGATTCAGTAGTAGCCAATGGTTCGCCTGTAATTGTCGGCAGCTTATCAACAACAAACAGCAATGATACTCTTGTCGCTAGTGGTGCTGTTGGTGATGCTGTTATTGGTACTGTATCTGTAACCAATGCGAACGACACATTAGCTGCTTCCGGAACTACAACAATTATTGGCTCTCTAGCAAAGACTAACATTAATGACACATTGTCAGCATCAGGAACCACAACAATAGTCGGCTCAGCATCAATCACAAATGCTAACGATACACTTGTGGCTAGTGGATCAGCAACAGGAGCGACAACACTAACAGTTCAAGACCTGCTTGACATTGCCGATGCTGTTTGGGCTCACAGCACAGCTGTACACATTGAGCTATTGCTAACGGAAGCATGGGGAAGATTAGGGCTCGACATAACTGCACCGTTGGTAAGTGGTCAAACAGAAATAAGCTTCGGCTCAATTGTGATGGCATTAACCGAAGCTAGTGGAAATGTAACCTGCGCTAGACAATGATCAATCCACTGGCAATAGTCACACTTGGCTTAGGTTTTGATAGTCTATCAAAAGCCACTATTGGCTTTGTTACACAAGCAGCAGAGATATTTTATCCTTATTTTGGGGCTGCTGGTGATTATAGGCATGAAGATAAAAGAAAGCCAAAGCCACGCATAGTAAAAAAGGCAATAAAAGAAGTAGCAAAAGAGCTATTACCAAAAAAGAAAATAATACCAAAATATTACACTGAAACCATTGATATTAACAGAATATCAGCATTAATACAGTATGATACAATGGTACAAGCCAGGGAATATATCAGAAATGAGATAGAGCGAAAAATAAGGCAAGAACAGGATGAGGAAGATTTTTTAATGTTGATGCTTTTATAATATTATGACAAT